CCAAGACCATTTTCAAGTTCTCCACCCGGAGGCTGGCAGTTAGGCGGAGAAGTAGGCGCTGCTCCTGAAGAAGTGGCCATGGCATCAGAAATTTTTGCAAGGGCAACCCCAGAACAACAAGACCAGATAACCGGAGGCGGCGGCGGACCGGGAATGATGGATGAAGAAGCAGCTATCGGTGAAGCTCTGGCAATGGCCATGGGCGGCGGTGGCGGTCCACCAATGGGCGGTCCACCAATGAATGGCGCTCCTCCAATGGGCGGATTGATTTAATCAGGAGAAGACAATGGCAGCTAAAAAAGGTGAGGTAATCAAGGACCAAGGATTTGTTCCTTATGCCAAGCAAAAAACCATGGCAACATCCAAGGGCCCCAAACCCGGAGCAGGTAAAGGTAAATCAAGAGGCGGAGGAATCGCTAAACGCGGCACCAATTTTACCGGCGTTTTTTAATTTCGCCATTAATTTCTAATGGCTTACGATACTCTGTCTCCTTATGCGGGAGCCTATCCCCAAACCCAAGAAGAACTAGACGCACAAAACGCTCTAACGCGTGATGTTGGTGTCGGAGGCTTGCGGGCGCTTACGCGACTCACAGGAATTGCTGATATTCCAACCGCCGGAGAATGGCTGGGAAGAGAGTCCGGAGGAATTCAAGCATTAAGCAGCGTCTTACCGCACTTGGATAGATTGGATGATAGTGACGCAAGCTATCTACACAATCTTTATCTCCGAAGCATGGGAGCACGGGGAGACCCAGAATCACAAGAAAAAGCCAAAAAAGTTATTAACCCTCTCAGGGGGGAGTTCCATAATCGGGTTGAAGACATTATAGACACAATACTTCCTTTTGAAACAACCGAACGCTCCGAAATAATAGAACTTGGCGCTACACTGATGGGTCTTGGATTGGGAATCCAACAAATTGGCGCAATGATTTGGCGCAATCGGAAGAACATACCGTTGCTCCTTGACAAAATGAAGAACGCTATCAGGAAGAAACAAGACCCCAAAGCCGTGGACGAGATAGTACCCAAAGCATCCCTGCAAATAAGCGACAAAAGAATCGATAAAACCGTTGAAAGAGCAATGGCGGAGGAAAAGGTTAAACCGAAGCCCGCAAAAACCAAACCTAAAACCGAAAAAGAGTTTGATCAAAAATGGACGCAAAAAAAAGATGAATTCCAAAGTAAATATGATCAGGACGTCGAGGCCATATATGCCAGTGCTCCGGCAGGGAAAATAACTCCTGAGAAAATTGAGCGGGTGGAAGCTCTTACTAAAAAATTAAAAAAAAGAATAGATAAAGTTTACGTGGAAATGGACAAAGATTTTGCTTATTTAGAGAAACAGGCCAAAATTAAATATGCAGCGGACCGTAAAAAGTTAAAAGAGGCCGAAGAAAGCATAAGCGTTGGAGAAATACCAGAAGAAATAATTGAGAAACTTTTAGATAAAAGGCTCTTAAAAACAGGCCCGAAACATTTCCAAGGGACAAAAGAATATACTGCTTGGAAAATAGATAAAAATATAGCCTATACCAGGAGCATGCTTGTCGACGAAGCCGATAAATTATACAAATGGTATAACAAAACACTGGACTCCCTTTACAAAGCTAATGACAAAGCAGGAGATGAAATCTTGGCCGGTGCAATAGCAAAAATAAAAAAAACTAAAGGAGGTACTTTAAAAGAACAGAAAGCCCGCATTAAAGACATAGAAGCTCAGTTTAAGGTTGAATTAGATAAAGTTTACATGGAACGGGAGTTACAACGTAAGGAAATAGAGGCGATTTATGCAAAGGGAAAAGAAAAGTTAGAAAAAGCCTCGGTTTCTTTGCAAGAAACTCTGAAAAAAGAACAAGCCGATTTGGCAGCAGGCAAAATTACCCGGCATTCACGAGGCGGCCTAGTGGAAAATAAGGTAAACTATGCCTTAAACCAGTGGAAATAGCGTGGCTATAGACGAAATCAATAAACCAACCAACATCGACAGGATCACAGACCTGATCGATCTGGATATTGAAGCCGGACAAGAAGTAGAAATCGAAGAACCGCTTCCAGAAGGGGGCGATATTGAGGTCAATTTCCAGCGGGACGGCAGCGCTTTCCTTGATTTTATGCCTGATGAAGAGGATATGTTGCTAGACATCCCCTTTGATGCCAATTTAGCCGAATATATAGACGATTCCGAGCTCGGAGCCATTGCTGCCCATCTTCTCGGGGACTTTGAAGAGGACCGGATGAGCCGTGACGAATGGGAAGATGCCTATGTTAAGGGTTTAACCCTGCTTGGATTCAAATACGAAGACCGGGATCGGCCTTTTCCAGGAGCTTCCGGCGTCACCCATCCCTTGTTGGCGGAAGCCGTAACCCAATTTCAGGCACAGGCCTTCAAGGAACTGCTGCCTTCTTCGGGTCCGGTCAAAACCGACGTAATTGGGCTGGTAACACCTGAAATTGAAGCACAGGCAGACCGGGTAAAGGAGTTCATGAACTACCAAATCACTACGGTGATGGAAGAATACACCCCGGAAATGGACCAATTATTGTTTTATTTGCCTCTGGCGGGCTCTGCATTCAAAAAAGTCTATTACGATTCCAATTTACAGCGGGCCGCGAGCCGTTTTGTACCGGTCGAAGACCTTGTAGTGCCCTATACAGCCAGTAATCTGGAAACCTGTGAAAGAATCACCCATGCAGTAAAAATGACCTATAATCAGGTCCGTAACCAGCAATTGTCCGGTTTTTACCGGGATATAGAAATTAAACCCGCTTATACCGTTTTTGACAGCGATACCCAGTCAAAAATAGACGAAATCGAGGGTTTGCAGCCCGGCAGCGGCAACGATATGCTGTACGAATTGCTGGAATTCCATGTTTCCACTGAATTGGTGGGCTTTGAAGATCCCGATAAATTACATTTACCCTTTATTATTACCATTGACAAGACTTCCAGCCAGATTCTGTCAATTCGCCGAAATTATCGTGAAGATGATCCGTTAAAACGCAAGATACAGTATTTTGTCCACTACAAGTTCCTTCCCGGACTTGGTTTTTATGGTTTTGGACTGATCCATATGATTGGTGGATTGTCCAGAACAGCGACCGCAGCCCTACGGCAATTGATCGATGCAGGCACCCTCTCTAATCTTCCTGCTGGATTCAAGGCCAGAGGACTGCGGATCAGGGACAACGAAACACCACTGGAGCCCGGAGAATTCCGGGATGTAGACGCACCCGGCGGAGCTTTGAAAGATTCCTTGATACCTCTCCCCTATAAGGAGCCCAGCCAAACTTTATTCCAGTTAATGGGATTTTGTGTCGAAGCAGGGCAACGCTTCGCTGCTGTTACCGACATGCAGGTGGGCGAAGGCAATGAACAGGCAGCAGTCGGCACCACTTTGGCACTCCTTGAACAGGGGACCAAGGTCATGTCCGCTGTCCACAAGCGACTGCACTATGCCCAAAAAATAGAATTCAAGATACTGGCAAGAGTTTTCTCGGAATTCCTGCCACCGGAATATCCGTATCAGGTTGTTGGCGGTGACCAGATGATCAAACAGACGGATTTTGACAATCGTGTTGACATTGTTCCGATTTCCGACCCCAATTTTTTCTCCTTTGCCCAACGCATTTCCTTGGCCCAGCAGGAACTGCAACTGGTGCAGAGCAATCCGGAAATACACAATATAAAGGAAGCGTACAGGCGCATGTACACAGCACTCGGTTCGCAGAACATTGAAACTTTATTGCTTCCCGACCCACCACCCCCAGCACCGGTGGACCCGGCCATGGAGAATGGAAGCACTTTAATGGGAGCACCTCTGAACGCGTTTCCTGAACAAGATCACGACGCGCATATCAGTGTTCACATGGCTTTCATGAGCAATCCCATGGCAAAAATGGCTCCGCCGGTCGCTGGAGCTTTGCTGGGACATATTTTTCAACATGTGTCCCTGAAAGCAGCCCAGATTGCCGAACAGCAAATGCAGCAGATGGCGGCGCAGGACCCACAATTACAGCAACAGCTACAACAGGAACAAGCCATGATGCAACAACAGGAAATGGCGCAACAGCAGGGCGGCCCACCACCCCCTCCTATGCCTCCCAATCCGGTGCGTGAGCAACTGAAAGCACAGATCGAAAACGAGATACTGGAACAATTGATGCCGGAACTTAATGAAATCATGGAAGTTTCGGGCGATAATGAAGGCGTCTTGGAATTGAAGGAAAAAGAACTTACGATAAGATCACAGGAGAACCAAGACGACAAGACGATCAGTGAAGAAAAACTTAAACTGGATCGGGAGAAAATGGAAAGACGTGACGAAACGGATGAAGAGAAAATCCGCAGTCAGGAAGACATTGCCGCGCTCAGGGCAAAAATATCCCGTGAAAAAATGAACCAACCTAAAGGAAAATAATGCCAGCAGGCCGTCCAAAACCAAAACAACAAGAAGCCAGCGAAGGTTTTGTCTATGGTCCAACGGACAAATCTTACTCTGTTTCAGACATACCCAAGATGAAGGAACAGATAGCAAACAATCCAGGCTTGGCCGGAATGCTGCAACCCCTTATCGATAGACTGGAAGCCGGAGATTTTGATAAACCATGGGGACCTCCTGATGAGGACAAAAAACCGCCCGATACAACACCGCCAGATACAACAGAAACCGGGGAGTATTCATATAAAGGCTTAACAGCAAATGACATCATGCAGTACCTTGTTGAAGCCAAAGACCTGACCCCAGAACAATTAGGTAATGCCGATGTAAACCAAGACGGTGAGATTACACTAGGAGACGCTGTATGGATTTTACAAATGGCAGAAGGACTGAGAGACCCCGATACCTTGGAAGGCATAAATGTAGACGACAAAGGAGTTCCATTGGATTTAGAAGGGGATGACACAACATTACCCGGAGCAACAAACCAAGAAGATATAAACGCTGCCATTGCCGCAGCTATGCAAGAAGCGGGCATCGGCCCAGATTTTAATTTCAGCGATGTTTTGACCGCTGCTGATGCAGAAGAACTGTTTAAAAATACACTACCAATTGATTATGAAACCCTGCAAAAAATGGGGGCGGAGGATTGGATGCCGGCAGGAGTACAGACAGCGATTGATAATGCTCTCGGGAACATACAAGACCAGAATTATATAGACCAAGCAACTTTAGATGCGCAACTGGCAGGGCTTCCCGATGCAGCTCAAATACAGCAGTCGCTTGAGGACCAAGGTTGGGGAGCCCCCGGGGATCCTTTCGGGGGTCTTTCCGGAATTACTGCTGACCAGTGGGATCAACTTTTGGGCGGAAATTACGCTACCACGAATGCAGTCCAACAAATGATCGCAAATAGTCTAGCAGAGGGACTCAGCGAAGATGATATTTTTACAATGATTCAGGAACAATTCGGCGAAACGATGAGTGATGATATGATCATGGAGGCAATCGCTGAAGCTCAAGCAAACCAATATACGTCTTTGATGACGGAAGTCCAAGACCTGATCGCAAATAGTCTAGCAGAAGGAATGAGTGAACAAGAGATTATGGACCTAATTACGGCGCAATATGGTGACCAGATGAGCCCGGATGACATCATGACAGCAATCGCCACAGCGCAAGAAACCCAATATACGTCTTTGATGGATGAAGTTAATACAAGGATTGCAGAAGCCCTGACTGATGGGATGACCCCTGAACAAATTGCCGATATGATCAAGGCAGAATATGGCGACCAAATGAGCGATGACGAGATTTTAAATGCAATCACTACAGCCCAAGAAGGGCAATATACATCTTTGATGGATGCCGTTAATGCACTGATCGCAGATAGTCTGGCACAGGGAATGAGCGAAGCCGACATTCTTGCATTAATACAAACAGAATATGGCGGAGTATTAAGCGCAGATGATATTGCAGCAATGAT